CCCTTACGATTTGTAACTCGGCTGGTTGGGTCTACAATTATGCCACCAACACCAAAGAATGTTGAAAGTAGCAAAAACTCGTCAAATTCGCCAGAACCGCGAACAAAGTTAGCCGCAAAGGGGCTTCCTTGGAAGTACGTGCGATATTCCGCACTCTCGGTGATTACATGAGCCGTTTGGTCGGACATTACGCAAGTAATATCTTTTGCTGTAACTGCTTCATTTGTGTTGGCAAGGATATTTTCAACTACGCCATTAAACGACTTTTGGATGTAGTTGTTTTCTGCTGTTGCGGCACTCCACTTACCACCGCCAACATTAGTTGCTGTGTCAGTTGTGCCTGTTACCCAGTTGCCTGTTGTGGTTAATTCTGTTGCCGCTCGGTAAGAACGAATACGCATACACTTACTAGCCGCCATTCGAGCGTGTGAGGCGATTACATCGAAATCGGCGTTGCCGGATGCCTTTTGTCCGAGTTGAAAGGTTGGTGCATGACGTTGAGTTCTGAATGTGGAGAACTCATGGTCTTGTTGGATGCCCTCTGGCGCATCGTTGCCATCACCCCAAACCCAATCGGAAGTGCTCACAACGCGTGCTTGTTCTTCTTCATCAATCTTGAGGTAGTAGCCAGTATCTTTTGACACGGGAATTAGTTTTGCGTATTGATTCAATGCGAAGGTACTTGGGTTGCGTGAAAACTCAACCTGTACTAATCCTGTCGCTTCACTGAATGTAGGGACATAGGTGTTTGCTTGTCCTGGTGCTACTTCTGCCATTTTAGTATCTCTTTTTCTTTAAGGTTTGTTAGTTATTATGAAAGATCGTGTCGTGCGGTTTTCGGTCGCCAAAGCATACGGATTATTTCGCCGCTTGCACCTGACTCTAACGCTATACCGCAAGTATGTCTATTTAATGTGCCCGAAGCGGTTTCTGCTACCGCTTTGCCGTCGGCATCGCTTTCGATACTATTACCACGAGTAATAGACCCACCGCATTCTACGCTGACGATTGAACCCATTTGCAAAGTTACATGGTCGCCATCTTCTGCGTGGTTTGCGGAGTCGAATTGACGAGTGCTTCCTGCAACTACTCCGATAGACAATTCATTTGCATCGGATTCTAGGCATTGATTATCTGCGGCTGTAGATACTTTGATGATACGATATGGACGAATGTCACCACCCGCTTCTAGGTTAGGTTGTATTGAATGTGTCATTATTATATTTCTCTTTTTCTAAAATTAAAGTTTGCGAAGTTCTTGCTGGAATACTTTTTGGAAAGCGGTAGCATCTAGTTTTTCATTTGCTATTCGTTCTACCGCGTTCCCCGATGCCAATTTCTTTTGTTCTGCGCTAAAATTGGTTTTTGTTTGCCGTCGTGTATATTTAGTATGAAGTTTTTTCCCAAGGGGGATTCGTTTCATTGTTGCTTTCCAGAAGTTTACTTTGGCTAATGGATTGTCAGTAGCCATTAGTTCGGCAATCATGGTTTTTCGATGTTGCTTTATCCGATAGCCCTGTGTTACAAGTTGGTCAAGAATTCGGTTGAACTTTTGCTTTTTAACGCTGTTGGCTAATGCTATAGCACGTTTTTTGTACAAATTTCGCTGTTGCTTAATTCGTGCGTACTTTTTAACAAGCAATCTGCCTTTTTTGGTTTTGCGAAGTTTAGAAAACTCTTGTTTCAATTCTTCATCTTCTTCATCTTGATATTTTTCTTTTTCTTCTTCGTCATCGCAATCATAACAATACTCATCTTCGTCATCGTCACCTTCAAACTCCATTTTCTCGGCATCTGGCTTTAATTCTTCCAATTCCGCTTTGAGTTTTATCAGTTCATCGTTGAGTGTTGCATTTTCCGCACGAAGTTTCCGCATCAATACTTGTTCTTCACCTTCTAAAATAGGGTCAGGCATTGCGTGTTCCTCTTTTTCATCTGACCCGCTTGGTATGTAAGTATTATTGCCGCCGGGAGAAACCATGTCGAAGGTAGCGGGTCGATGATAAACCTTCTTTGTTCCTTGGCGCGTGAACTTTGTATCCCTGAGTGGTCTGGCGGGCGTTTCTCTGCCCAGTAATGCGACTTCTGAGAGATGTCCGTCCTCCCATATCTCTGCCGAACGCCGAGGGTAGCGATTCGATGCGAGATATTTGCGGAAGTCGGTTTTTGACATTTCAACGTCCCCAACAATACCAGCACCCTCGTAACTCTCACCTTCATTGCAATTTATCTTAATAGGTTTAGAGTGAATGTTTACGATGTCGCCGATGGATTCTGTGGGGGCATTTCCATTTTCGTCTTGATGCAACAGGACCAACTTTGGATTGGAACCTGCCGCCATGTATTTATTGGTTTTTTCAATTATTTCATAGATTTTTTTCTCGTCCAAATCTTTAATTTCGCCATCATCATCATCGAACCCGTCAATATGACCAACGAACAATTCTAGGTCATGGATTGTAACCTTGTTGCCGTTCTCAGTTATTCGGTGTGATGGTGAGATACCCATACTATTATTATCCAGATGGACAACCGATTGTGTTGTATTAAATTACTAATTGGGTATTAGTGGGTATTAGTGGGTATTCTTGACTAATAGTTTTTCTTGTTATTTCGCTTTGTATTGGTATTTTTTATAGCATCCTCACTGAAACGCCATTGATGCCCTATTTTTTGACCCGCAATATCGCCACGCCTAGCCATTCGATAGATTGTATTCTCACTAACTTGTAATATCCCAGCCGTTTCTCGCAAAGTATAAAAGTTTCGGTACTTCATTTTCCAAACCCGCCGCGCTTAAATCCCTCATCGGGATACTTACCTGCGGCTATCAAACCCTCCTGCTCTGGAGAATTGTGCCGCTTTATAGAAATCATATCGGGAATCCCCATATCGTCAAGTAGACCAAGTTCATTTGCTTCTTCCCAAGCAACTTTAATTAGCGAGCCACGGCAGTTGTAGCCATTGGGGGGGCGTAGTTTCAGTCGGTCCATCTCTCCCGGCGTTGTAATATAGCCATCCATTGCGGCATGATGTGGGCGGCTTCTATCATCGTCTATTTCAGTGATCATAACCAGAGGGAATAAATCTTTGGCTTCTGGGTCACGCAGTATTGACATTACACCTTCGTTTGCGGCGGTACTGATATTCGTGCGATATATCGTTTCCAACCTTGCATCGGTCAAATTTGCTGCGCCTGAGAGGTATTTAAGACTTATGAAGTCTGGCAGGGAGAGTGATTTGTCGGGCATCACGCCACGAATCGCACCAGCGAGTAGATTCTTGATGTTTACCACAACATTATGGTCAACGTCTGAAACCCAAAACGCCTTCTTTAGAGCCGCCTGAACACCTTTGGATGTCGATTCCATGAAGGGTAAAATACCCGCGCGTTCTGCAACAATTAGTTCTTGTGCTAATGACTTAGCCAGTGCATCCATCTGGTCTACGGCACTTCGCACCATCGGCACTCTGCCCTCTAGGTCTGCAAGTGCTTCCACATTTACGCCAACCTCAAAAGAAGGTTCTACGTCAAATATCTCAAACAACTCATCGAACGCATCTTTTTTGGCGAATGTGCGCTTGTGGGTTATCTTTGGATTGTCTGGGTCGAATGACTCCGCATCCTCTTTTCCCTCTTGGTGTCGCTCTACTTCCTCATCATACTCACCAGTTTCGTAACTGTTCCGTATCTCATCTACCCATATTTTTGCATCTCTGAAACTTTGCGCCCGTTCTACATCTCCTCCGTGTACTTCGGCAAACCATTGATGTTGTGCATCCGTTAAACCAGAATCTTCTCTTGTGCTATCTCCTTCTATGTCTGGGGCAATTTTCCATGCCTTTCCCAAACTTGGGTTATCTTCGTCCCACGGTTGTTCTTCTATCAACCAACCTCTGTAATCCCATGTGGGAGATGCCCAACCTTTTAACTTCTTTGCTCTGCCCAACGGATTGACACCAAGTTTAGGTTTGTTTTTTCTTTTCTTTAATGCTTTCTGAATACCTTCAAGTTGTTCATCTGTTATATCGTCCCAAGGAAAATCTTCTTCTTCCACTTGAGTCATCAACTTGTCTGTTGTTAGTTCGTGCAATTCTGATGTGGACAACGACTTAAAATCTATTCGTTCACCACCCTCACCCGCACAAGTATTGCCCGGCTGAAAACCCTGAGAATTATCATCTCCTGCACCGCAATCACTTTTGGCATAT